ATTCACTACCTTTTTTTACTACTCTTAGTTTAACTAAAGAATTATCTGATGCACTTTTACCTAATAATGAGCCATTAGCAGTTTGACCATTTACATCCACATCAGCAGTTGAATCTATAAATGGAAGACCTGGCGCTTTACCTTGTAATGATATAGGTGTGAGTGGTGGCACTAAACCAGCTCCTGGAGGTCCTGGTGCAGGTATTGGTGCTATATTTGATACACTCCCAACTGGTATAAAAACAGGTGCACTTAACTTATCTACTTTAAATTCTTGAGCTAAAATAAATGTCTGTATAGCTTTGGATAAATCTTCTGCTAACTCATCAACTTTCTTTTGACCATCGGATGTAGCATTAACATTATCTTCACCAAGGTTTTTTACAAAGGCAGCATATATGTCGGATTTAAGCCCCATTTCTAAACTTTTCCTTTTCTTCTACTTTCTTCATTACACCTGAATAATCCTTGGTAAAAGCATTAGCCAAATGTTCAGGTAAGTTTTGAGCATCATCAACTACTGATTTTGTTTCTGCTTCTTTATTTATATTTTTCCATTCACCTGAGTGAGCAGTTTCTTTTAAGATGTCATTTAAGATAGAATCTTTAGTCATTGGAACTCTCGTGTTAGATACTGGATTATTACCAGTAGTAGATGCGGTAGGTTGTGGCGCTCTATCTTCAACTATACTATTAGTTTTACTACTAACTAGCGCTTCATCTAACTTTTTCTCCAGTACCGAAAATTTATAATCTAACTCTTCTCTTATAACTTCTCTTATTAACTTCTTAAATATATTAACCTTCATTATTACTCCTGTTGTTTTGTTCTATGTAATGATGATGACTCAGAAAATTAGGACCATCTTTACCATAATTTATATTTCCATTATCATCTTCAGTTTCAGTTCTTGATTCCAATTGTGTTACTATCTCTGTTAAAGTAAGTATAGGACTTTCAAGTGCCACACTCTTACTCGTACCTAACGGAGCTCCTAAAGCATCAGTAAGTGGTACAGGAACCCCTTGTACAAGAGCGTGAGCATTTTTTAATATCTTTGTTATATCTTCTAACATCTTTCTTAACTCATCACCTAATACTACAGGCTCCTTCTTACTTTTTGCTGGTTCTCCTAAATAAATATTACCAGAATTAATAACTGAATAACCTGAATTGTTTAATGTAAAATTTCCTTTAGCTCCAAAATTTATATTTCTATTTGATGATACAGTAAAATCGCCTTGGTTGCTTCTAGCATCAAATGTTATCTTATCAGAAGTAATAATTATTTGATCGGTTGTTGTATTATCTGTAATATTTCCATAGTTATAATTAAATATCCCCTCACCACCATCGTTTCCTTTATTTAAAGAAAATGGATTAACCTCTTCAGTAGGAACATCTACTGATAAGAAAAAATCACTATTTTGACCACCAAAGTTTTGTCTAAGGGATCCATTAGACAAAAGAGAAATAACAGAACCTGCAGATAATGATTCTTCAGAAAATGGATTATTATTACTTATGTTTAGTAACGGAAATATAGCTCGCGAACCAATTCTAATTCCATTCCCATGCCTGCCTTCAATTAATAAATCTGAATGCTTTGATACATCATATGAAGTATTGCTCAAAAAATCTAATTCCGAGTTCTTTCTCTTTTTTAATTTTTTGACTTGAAAATTTTGAGGATATTCTATTCCATACCCACTCTTTTTATTTATCTGAGGGTTGGGGTTTAAATCTCTACCTTCTATATTTTTAGAATAAAAACTAGCAGGAGAATAATTAGGTTCATTAAAACTATTTAAAGGTCCTATGTAATAAAATTTTTTAGATATTAATACAAATAAAACTAAATCACCTCTAGTTATAGAATCACTTATACCTCTAAATAATGGTCTAGCTTTTATTCTTTTTTGTATAGTAGGTAATGTAGTCTTTAATGGTTTAATCTCAATTATCTGAGATGAGTTTTTTTCTTCATCTTGATTTGGATAATCAACATTATTTATAAAAACCTTGTTTACTAAAGCTAAATTAAACTCTATTGCTTTAGTAGCTATATCATCATAAAATCTTTTTAAACCCATTATGTCTTTCCATACTTACTTCTTATATCAGACATATCAACAATTTCATCTTTTTTCTTTTGTAAATCAGTTGTTACATCTTCAAGAGTTGCCATTAGTTGTTCTTTCTCTTCTTCAGAAAGTAAAGCAGCACCACTATCATCGATAGTTTGCTTGGACATAATGCGTTGGTATATAGTAGCTAGTTTAACGAGGTTATCATCATTACGAATACCCACATCCATTAGCTCTTTAATTATAGGACCTACAACAGCTATGTCCTCTATACCTTGGATATAGCCATGAACTTCCTGAATCAATAAGTCAATCTGAGTTTTCTTTAACTTAGTGTTCTCGTATATCTCTTCAGATAAATCTGAAAAGTTTTTATCACCGAATATTTTATAATCGTTTTCCATACATATAAATATAGTACGGGTTTAGAATTACACTAAAGAACCTGTATATCTTAGGTTGTCTATATGACCACGGCTAAGAACTTCTTCTTGGATTCTAGGATAAATCTTACGAAATGTATTAGTGACTTGAGTAATTTTAGATGTCTTTACATCTGTCATTTCTCTAATCATAATGTATATTGCTTTCTTATTAAAATTATCAATATTATCTTTATTCTTACATAGATACAATATAGATTCAGCAATATCTCTATCTTGTGGTTTTGGAAAAAGTCTTTCTATATTTTCTTCAAAGTATTCCATAGTCTTTTTAAATATATCAGATGATGGATTTTTTTCTATTACTTCGTCATCTACACCTTGTGTATAAAGAGTATCAACATCATCATGAATTTTTACTTTTTTATAGTTAGCATTATTATTTAGTATAAGATAATTCTTTGCTACTACAGAAAAATAACTAAAGGCTTTACTACCTTTGGTTTCATCAAACTTGTGCATATTGATTACAAGATTGGATACAACCTCTTCTTGTAAATCTCTAAACCCATAACTAAAATAACTAAACTTAAATGTATTAATTATGTTTTCAGCAAGTTTAAGAAATGCTTTATGAATTTCTTCAGTATAAATTGTATTTCGTTCTGATGGTATATCGGAATGGTTATATCTTATAATGGCATCATGTACTGGTGTACCAAAATATATTTTACTTTTCTTCTTTCTTTTTTTCTTTAATGGTGGCATCTTCAACCTCTGTTTCAAATAAACTATTTAATTCATTACCAAGTCGTTTTATCTCTGTAAAGAAAAAACCGACTTCATCATCGGACTCGAAAGTCCCTCTATCATCTATTTTTTTAAGTTGAAGTTTTATTGATTCTATTGTATTATTTATATTTAAAATTATGTTTTCGTAGTCGTTGATGCGGCGTAATGCATAGAAAGCTACCAATCCTAAAAAGGTAGCTATTATTCCAAGTGTAACGATTATTATGTAATGTAACAATTAAGACTCTAATTCGTGTATTTTTTCATCTATCAAATCTATGACTTCTATAAGTACTTCATTTTGTTCTTCACTAAGTTCTGTTTCTAATAACAAACTCTTTAAATCCTCTAAGAAAAGGATAATTTGGTTGTTAATCATTAAGCATCTCCTACGATATTAGTTAATAGTTCGAGCATCTGATCTTTATCAAAATCTTCTAACTCATCTATATGATTATCTAATGTTTTAATTAAATCTTTCATATAACCATTTTTAAAACTTTGTACAGTTTTTTCAAATAACTCAGGATTTTCTACTTCTAATACATCTAATATTTGATTAATTAAATCGTTAGCATCTGTTAGATTTTTTCTTACCTTAAAAAACATTTCTTTATGCCTTGATTGTTCTACTTCTAAGGTATCTAATCTGCTAAGTATAAAAGATATAACTTTAATTATTTGTTCGTTTGTATGTTGTGATTTTTCCATATATCCATAAATATTTACTTACTATTGAAATCACTTATATTTTAGTTATTATTATTAAAGTTTAGGGGCATAGAAGAAAGGAAGAAAGAACTATGCCCCATATAGAACCTCTTAAAATGAGATTCAATTCTTTGAGAACGATTATAACCTATTTATATTCCTCTGTAATATACACAATTAAAACCATTAAGTCAAGCATTATTTTTGAGAACTTGAAACTAAATTGTTAGAAACTTGTTCACTTAATAAGGATTGTATGGTGAAATATAACGATGGGTTTCGTTTTAATAAATCTTTAAAATCTTTTTGAGGCCAAACCAAACATTCAGCGTTATGTTCTACTCGACAAGTTGCTGTTGCTGGTTTCTCTGTAAGGAAACTCATCTCTCCTACAAACTGACCATCTTTTAATTCTGCTACTTTATTATCATTAACAAGAACATCTACAGTTCCGTTATAGATAAGGATTAAATCTTTTACTGGCTTACCTTGGGTTATGATAGGTAATGGTGTATTAAACTTTTTCCACTCGGCTACTTTGGTTATCTTTAAGAACTCAACAGGTGTCAAGCCCTTAAACATAGTTTCATATAATTCTTTTTCTTTATCTGTCATATCAACTGGTCGTTTTTCATATATGATAACTGCCACATGATATAAGTTAAGTAGTATAAAGATAATGTTCCAACCTATAGCAATCCACATAGGTTCGACTGGAATATAAAAGTTATATAATACAGAGAATAAACTAGCAACTACAGATACGAGTCGTAGATATAAAATGTCCTTAACCAAAAAGGAAAAGGCAATAAGACCAAATGCTAAATGTCCAGCTATAGTTGCTATATTCATATTACATATTCTTCTGAACTCTTTTTACATAAAAGTTCGTTTTAATATAATTCTTAGAATAACTTCTTGTTACGGTTGGACCATGACTATAAGCAGTAAGTGTTGCGTCTAAGTCATTGAATTGTTTATTTAATTTAGATAGATACTTTATTCCAACTGTAACATTTACATAAGGATCAAACAAGTCTTCTTTGGGTGTTTGAAATTCTGACATCGCTGTCTTAGGTAGTATTTGCATTAAACCTAACGCACCACTAGTAGATACAGCTTTATGATTCCAATTTGATTCTGTTTGTATAACGGCTTTAACCATTTCATACTCCACACCATATTCCCAACAAAGAGCTTCTATGTAAATAAGTATGTGTTTAAGTTTAGATTTATTCAAAGAAGATTTAATTTCTTTTGCTTGAGTTTCGTAATCACTTGGTGTGAATGGTACATTGACCATACGGACAATGGTTTCGGTTTTAGTATTTATTATGCTAGATGGATTACTTAGATTGACATATCCAACAACGGATAGTGAAGTCAAAGATACACCTAACAGAAAATACAATCTGTTCATATTCATATTATTACCCTTTCTTTATTAATAAATATATTAAGAATTGTCTTCAAGCTTTTTAAAAACTTTTTTTTCTTTAGAGTTCATCATCTGTAATTTAGATAAGTTGTCCATCATCTTACCTTTTTGTACAAGTGATATTTTATCATTCGAGTATAGTTTGTTAACTTCGTCTACGGCTCGTTGATAACCCCATTCGATAAATTCTTTTACGATAGTTTGATAGAGAGTTTCTGTTTTCATATGAGAGAGTTTAGGACTATTTGAGTGAGAGATTTTTACCGTTGGTTTTGGGTTATATATATTATCATAATATTTTTCTAACCACCTATCCCAACTATTATCAGAGAAGATACCTTTAGCAGCTCGTCCACCATTAGCAGACCTACGGTCTAATCTCTGAATATTTCTTTTAGTATCCTCTTGGACAGGTTGAACAATCGCACCTGTCTTGTGAGGATATACAATGTGAGCTGAATACTTTTGTGTATCGGAACAATTGATACAAGTATCAAACCCAAGATGAACCCTTGACGAGTCTACCTTAGTAGAACATTTTTTACAATTACTGGCTAACATCTAATATAGCTTTTTCCAATTCATCTTGAAGACCATACATCAGTTCTTTAGCAATATCAATAGATATTCTAGTATCTGTATTAGCAGAGTAATCTGGTAGAGTGATATCTGCTTCATCTATCAAAGCTTGTATCTCACTAAGTTGTTCTAATATTTCTTTATACGACATTATAAGTTCTCCTTGTTGTTTAATTTTTCTTTATCTTTCTTTACTTGGTTAAGGTCAGCAACAAACACTAAACCAAAAAAGATTATTAGTAATATCATAAATACACCCATTAATTAAGTTCTCCGATTGAGTGAATCATCAGAAAAGGAATCAGCCCACTCGGGTGTCCAATTTTCAGTTTCACCTAATATTTTTATATCAACCATTTTTTTAGATTTTAATATCTTCATCAACTCAGTTTCAGATTTAGCCCATAAAGAAAACTTATAAGTTCTATTTATGGTCAGGTCTTTAGCTTTTATCTTATACCACATTTATTAAGCGTGACCTAAACCTTCGTAGTAAAGTTCAACATCTGCTTCTAGTTGTTCTACCTCAGTTACTTCATCCAGGTGGTCTGTTATGACATCTACTTCATCTGGATCAAATGGTATATCCCTATCCAAATTAACTTCAGTTTCGTAAGATGATACCGATGGTAAACCTGAATAGTTACAGGTCATATTATCGGTTTCATAAGATTTCATAGTTACCTCATCTACAAAACTCATCTTATTTGCTTCTTCCATTTTTGCTTCATGTTCTTCATAAGAGTTTCTAAGACTTTCTTTTAACTCTTCAAAGTATGTTGTTTCTGTAATGTTACCCATATTATTTTTCTCCATTTATAGCGTTATTAAAATCAGGATTTTCTTCACAATAAGTATCCATACTAAACTCGCCAGTTTTACAAGCTCTATTCGTTAGGTCTTCGTCCAACTCCATAAACAATCTATCACGACCTTCTTCACTAAACCAAGAGATACAATGTCTTTGTTCACCGAACACGCCAAACGCATCTTCACCGTGTCTAGTCATCTCAACAATTTTAATCTCGTTACTGACAGAAGAAAGAACATACTCAACAACAAGCTTGTTCTTCTCCATGAAGTCCGAAGAGTCTGTTTTTCCAAAGTAAAAATCATAAGTGTAAGTCATTCGTTTTTTCCTCTTTTGTTATATGTAAAGCTACTACAAATATTTGACAATGTCAAGCACTTTCTGGAATTAATCCATAAAGTCAATTTCAAAGTCATCCCATTCTGCTACATCATTCATCGGGCTAGAATCTATAAAGTTGTCATCTCTGAAATATGTTGAAACAAACTCATCATCCATATCTTCGTTTGAACCAGCAGTTACCCAATTTTCTTTGATATCTTTGTCAGCAGCTTTCTTTGCTTTCTTATCAATTATTAGGTCGTCTTCGCCGACTTCAAAGTCGAATGGTAGGTCATTTAGGTTTATACTCATATGTTTATTGTCCTTGTGTTATTAGTTATTTAAAATGTAAGGTTTATCCCACTTACCAAGATTAACTGATATATACCAACCCACATCAAAGTAATCTGTCATTATATCAGAGTTGTCATGGTTTCCATTGTTCATGGCTGGGATGACTTCACTCAAGAAGGCAAGAGCCTTAGAATTATCTTTGAAGTGGTCTTTGTACCAAAACTCATTTATGTTTCTGATAGTCCTACCATCTCGACCAATGTACTTGAAGTCAATAGCACCAGATTGAAGAGTCAATCTCAACGAAGAATAATTATCAACTGAAAGAGTTCCTTTCATGTTATGTTTTTTTAAGATTTCTTTAATCTTGGGAGCGAGAGTTTTTTTCTTTTCTTGATTCATGTAAGCCATGTTTTTTTCCTTTTTTTAACTATTAAAGATACTACAAATATTTGACAAAGTCAAGCACTTTCTACAAATAATTAGGACCTGTCCATTGGTAGAACTTACCACCATCAAAGATGTTTCCTCTAACCCACTTAGCAGGAGCAGCCCAACCAGCAGCTTTGAATACATCACCAGTCTTGTAAGGTATTCCCTTTAGGACACCCTCACCATTAGCGATGAAACCCCATACAGAACTACCTTGTATTACCTTAGTATATTTCTTACCGGTTTTAATATCAATACCTTTGTTAAACCTTTCAATCATATCTTCGCTAGTCATCCAATCAGCGTAATCTTTTTTAATACCTATGACTAAATTGTCTAAGGCAGTAACAAAGTCTATCTTTGAATTTCTATCTAGTGTGTTATCTGTTTTCATTATCTTTTCCTCTTTTGTTATATGTAAAGCTACGAATAATATTTGACAAAGTCAAGCACTTTATTAAAAGTTTCCTGGTGCTACTTGGAAAGTATTAAGTCCCAAATCTCTCCACATATCTACAACTTTTTGTCTATCATCGACAACTAAAAATACATCGTCAATATCAACAAAGGTATCTAACATTTCTTTCTTTAGGATTTCATCAGGCATAAATCTCATAGCTTTAGTAGCTGGATTTCCATTAGCTATTGGCCATGAATCAGCTTGAAACTTATCAGGTCTTAATACTAAAAGGTCGAATGGAACATCAAATTTTTCTAACCATTCTTTAGTAGTGTGGAAACTTCTATCGTTTCTTCCACTAAAGATAACAATCTTAAATCCATCGTTATGAAACATTTGAGCCATTTTAATAACTGGATGATTAGGTTCATCGAGTTGGATATTTTCAGCAGCAAAGAATACATCCCAATCCATTTTAGCTTGAACTGGTTTGTTTCCGGTAGGTGAACCGGATTTGATTCTTCTTTTTTCAATAATAGCTAATGTCCCATCCAAATCAAAAATTACTGTCTTCTTCATTTTAACTCCTTATGTTAGATATGAAAATACAGAGAATAATTGACAAAGTCAAGCAGTTTCTTTTCTTAAATCAATCTTTTTTTGTTGCCGTGATTTACGGCGTTTGTCTTTAAATCGCTTTGTGGTGGGTATCGGAAAGTCCGACATCTTTGGTTTGTATGGTTTTTTCTTTTTTCTTTTTTTCATTTAAGTATCCTACCATTGAACACCTGTATAAGGAATTCTTAATAAGAAATAATATTTATCGTCAATAATAAATATATCTCCTTGGCTAAATGGATTAGTTGTCTCAAATACTATTCTCTCTATGATAATCTCTTCTACTTCGTATGAATAAATTTTATTCATATTATCAAAGGTAACTGGCTTAACAATCTCTATATCAATTGGACAATGTATATCGGTAGATGGTATAAGTCTATACGGAATAACTTCTGGTCCTACTTGACCTTTAAGTGAACAAAATAGTAATGTACCTGCTACTAATGTGATATGAAGTATTGAATATAATCGTTTCATTTATTTTCCTTTGTTATTGATTTAAATTTCATTCTTGTTTTAAATGCTGTAAATCCACTTGTACATTCATAACATAAACAATTATTAGTAGCTGACACTTTATAAACTTTATCATCTACTTTACATACATCAGCTGATTTTACTTTGAATACCTTTGGTTTGGAACAATCTGCAACACCTTGCCAAAACCATTCTTCAAACTTATATGTTGTCCATGATACTAATGAGGTATACCAATCTCGTATCATCTTTCTATGTAACCTAAAACCATTCTCGGCCATTTGTCTGTACATATCAAGAACTAATGATACGGCGACCACCG